CTAGCTGTTCTTGAATAGCTTTTATTTCTTCTTTAATACTCATTTTTCTATTAAACTCTTGGTTTTCAATAGTTAAATAATGAGAAGAGGTATTGATGCCACTAAAAGATGGGTTTTTAAATTTATGAGTTATAGTATCTGCTTTAATATTCGTAACAATAATTCCAAAGAACAATACAAAACCTATGAAAACTATACTTATTGTAAGTCTGTATCTTTCTAATTCTTCTTTATCAATCTTTTCTTTGGTCATCTCTATCTGCTTTAGCTATTTTATTGCTATCTATTAACTGTGGAACACCCAATATTGTTTTTATTAGAGTATCTTGTCTAATAATTTCGTTATCTAAACTACGAACTCTATCTATTAATGCTACCAAAATACCATGTTGTGAATCAAGTTTGGTGCCTAATCGCTCTTCAATAGCTGCAATTTGACCCTCTACTTTTTCGTCAACGGTATCTAGTTTAGTTTCCATACCGTCAACAATACGCATAATTAATTTATAGATAAACCACCCTAGGCCTAAGGCAGCTGCTATAGGGAACCCAACTTCTTGTATAAGCGTGACTACTGACTCCATTAGTAATCACCCCAAACTTTTGTTTTTTTGCCTCCGTTGTACTCAACTGCATGACCTTCTTTTATTAAGACTTGGCATATATCTCTACCATCTTCAGTATATGGTATGCCTAGAATACGACCATACTTACCTTTGCCTAATGACTTAACTTTTATATCGCCAATACAAAGTTCTTGTAACCTTGATTTAGCAGCAAGACCAAGTTTTTTTTCTGCAAGATCCCTTGTTCTACTTTCTGGTGTATCTATTCCTGCTAACCTAACACGTTGTTTATGAAGCTTTACATCAAATCCAAGATCAAGACAACAATCAAATGTGTCTCCATCAACAATACGTTCTAGGGTTGCGTTGTAAACAAACGCATCAGGTGATTTAGCCATTACTTTTTAGATGTTTTTTTTACTCTTTTTGTAGTCCAAGCCTCGTTTACATTTGGTGTTGATTTATCATCAGCCACAAACTTACCTTTTTTAGTTCTAGCTCTTACTTTAACTTCTTCTGTATTAGTAAGATTGCCCCACAATCTTTTAAAAAAACTCATAATATTCTCCTTTATTTTGATTTGTATTGAAGACTTAATATTATTATAGTGTAAAAACTCTTTATCGCAATCTTACTGAATAAAATTAAATTTATTGTTTAAAGTAGGACGGTAACCCAAGCATGGGTCTAGTATCGTATTTATTTTTTTCAGCATTTTTACTACTTGCATCGTTGTAGTGTAAAAAAACTTGTCCACAATCTTTACCTTCAAACGGTTCTCTCCAATGCTCTAACTCACAACCACGATACATTAACATATCTCCTGATCTTAAATTTACTTTTATATCAGGTTCTAAATATATTGACCATTCATCTCCACCTAGATTCATAGTGGCGGATATTTCACAAGAAGATCTATCTTTATGTCTTTTAAGCTCGTCACCTTTTTTATAAATTCTTGCATAAGAATAAGTTTCAATTAGTTTAACACCTGATTCTTTTTCCATAATTGGTTTTACTTTTTGTAATAAAGTTTCCATAACTATATCAGCGTAGTGTGAGTAAGTCTCTAGTACTTGTGTATCATTCCAAACACCAAAGTATTGTGTAAACTGTGAAATAAACTTTTCTTTAAACAAATGATCTGCTACTGCTCGTTTATTTAAAAAGTATTGGTAACAAAAATCTGCTAGTTCCTTGGATATAGCACCTTTAATTATTTGATAATTGTCTTTTTTAAAACTCATTTTTACTTTTATATAAAATTTGCAACCATTACTACTCTTTTGTCGTCTATTTTAGGGCTTTGTTGATAATGTGCCAAATCACCATCAAACATTATTATGTCGTCTTCTTTTGCTTCTGAGTACATTTTTTTATTGTTTTTATCTAATACTATTGTTTTTCCTTCTTCAAAACTAGATAAGTAAATGATTATAACTTTATGCGTTAAAGGTAAATCAAGATGCGGTGTGCTTTCTTTAATACTACTATGTAGCGTTAAATTAAGATTCATTCTATAAACGACATCAAAATGTATATTATTAAAATCTAATATTTCTTTTAATATAAAATAACATTTTTCAAAATATGCAGAACTGACATAGGGAACTGCAATTCCGTCTTTTGCTGGGTCTGGTCTGTCTAATAACACATGACTAAAAAATTCCATATCTTTTTTTGGGTCAGGGTTTAGATCTATAGTAGTTGTAAGATTATAATGCCAAGCAATTTTATTAGAAAGTATAATTTTTTTTAACTCTTTATAATCTTCTGTTAATGGATTTTTTAATTTATTTATCATTTGTACGGATACCCTAAATTCCAACATACTAAAGAATGTCGTGTTCCTTTTGTTACTGGCTTTACTCTATGCCAAACAAAAGAAGGAAAAACTATTACACTACCTTTTTGTCTTACTTCTTCACATATTCTTGGTTGTGAACCTTCGTCTGTATTTCTAAAATCAAACTCTAAATCTCCACCTTCATATTCATCAGGGTCAGTAAGTGATACAGTCATACTAAGTTTTCTTAACTTACCATGTATATTTTTATTATCTGGCTCGTTATAAAAGTCTTCATATGAATCACAATGCCAATCATAAAACTGTCCTTTTTTATATTCTGTAAACTGACAAGCTTCACTATAATCCCAATCAAAATTCCAACCAGCACTTGCATTTGCTTGATGTATGTAAGGTTGTATTTCTTTATATATCCATCTATCACTCATCCATACAATATCTGATTTTCTTTTTTTTTGAATGTTTTTTAATTGTACTTCTGTAAGTTCTTTTTTATTATTGTTTCCTGTAACAGCTATTTCTTTTTTTTGTTCTTTACCGTAACGAACTATGTCGTCACATATTCTTTCTGGTATAGCAGATTTAAAATACCAATAATACCATTTAAGATTCATATTTTTTTCCTATGTTTTTATATTTTTCTATAACAGAAGGAAGTAAAAAATCTTCTATTGGGTACGGTTTCTTTTCTATTTTATCTGTTCTTATTGTGTGTAAATCTACATCACCAAAAATAGAATCATCATACTGTACCCCTTGTATTTCAAATTGTTTTAAGTCTGTATAAGTATGTTCAAATTTGGGTATATTAAAAAAGTCATAAATACTATTCACCGTATTTTTTGGATGAGAAATTAATTGGTCGTATGTAATAAACAAGTGTTCATAATTTTTCTGTATTAAAGGAATTTGTTTGATAGCGTTTCCTAAAACACCTGTTTCTGGATTCATATAATGATCTGCTTCTATATCGCTATTTTCTTTTTTAACTTTATATCCTTTTAATAACGAAGCTAAACACTCTAAAGGATTTCTATACAAAATTAAAAATTTAATTTTTTTATCAAAATATTTTTCTAATAATTCAAGGTTACCATCTGACCACCAGTTTGATCTATTAATAACATATTTGGTTTTAAATGTTTCAGAATAAGTATAGAAAGTTTTTCTAATGACGTTGTCTATAGAATCATTATGGGGAAAGTTTTGATGTTGTGATAACTTTAAATCTTTTTGATTTTTTATTAAATCAAGTTGATAAATAATCTCAGTAAGAGGACTGTTAGCTGTGAGGGTTATATCTGGGTTTTGGTTTAAGATACTGCCTAATAAAGTGTTGCCTGCACGCTGTAAACTAATACAAAAATAAAGTTCCATTAATAGGCTAAACTAAATCCAATCGCCGTCTTTTTTTAATTGAAATACTTTCCTTAAATCCCAAACACTTGATGCGACAAAACTACCAAATGGATCATTGACAGCAACAAATCCTGAACCACCAGCTTGACCTACCCTAGAAGCGTTTGATGGACCGTAAGCACCACCGCCACCTCCACCGCCTCTATTGACAGTGCCTTCAGTTGCTGCCAAAGAAGGGTCAGAGCCACTTCCATACCCTGTTCCTCCAGTACCTCCTGGTCCTGGAGCACCTCCTTCGTTATCTGGAGCTGTAAGAGTGCTATCACCTGCTGCTCCTCCACCACCGTCTGCATAAGCTACTGGTGAACCTGTAATAGCAGATGTTACACCTTGTCCACCTCTGCCTCCAGTAACATTATTAGGATTTCCTTTTTGACCAGCTTCACCTGCTCCACCGCCACCTACAGCACAACCATAGTTTGACGCTGGACTTCTAGCACCTCCAGCTGGAAAACCTTGATTAGCTGTTCCTGCACCTGCAGCGCTTCCGTCAGGTTTATTACCAACGCCATACCAAATACCAGAACCTCCACCTGAACCTCCGTCTTGTCCAAGTTGACTACCACCTGCAGGGTTTCCGGGTTTAGTATAAGCAAATCTATCACCGCCGCCGCCACCACCAACAGAAGTAATAGGTCCAAAACTAGAATCTTCTCCGGGTCTCCAAGTCCCATAACCACCATGTACAGAAGGTCCACCTGCTCCAACTACAACAGGTATTGTTGAACCTGCAGTAACTGTTAAAGCTGGTTCTGCAGAAGCTCCACCACCAGATGATTCTCCCGGAGTAGAGTTACGAAAACCTCCTGCTCCGCCTCCACCACCAATACTGCCCCCGCCTCCACCACCAGCAACTACTAAATAAGTTACTGAGGTTGTTTTAGAAGGCACTACATAGTTTGAGCTGCTATTAAAAGATGTTACTTTTGCTGAAAAAACAGGCTCATGGTCTGCTCCGATTAATTGACCTCTTTGATTTCTTGTAATAGACATAATATTAATCCTCGTTCCATTGTAAATTAGTAGCATCCCAAACATAAGGAGTTTCTGTTACTGGGTCAGTAGCATGGTCAAATGTTTTACCTATCCACCTTTGATTATCTTCATCCCATGTTGCGTTAGCTCTCAGACCGCCTATATCAACTGTGTTTGGAAAAGTTACAGGTGGTTGCCAATCGTCATTTGAGTCTAAAGACCAAGATGAGAATGGTTGAAGTACTATAAATTTGTCTTTTGTTGCATCATAAATAAAACCTTTACCACAATATTGTTTTCTAAAATTATTATTATAAGAGGTTTGTTTCCAAGCAACTCCATTTTCTAAATGTGGAACAATCGTTGCTACAAAAGTTTCTGCATCTGGGTGTAAGTCGCCACCGTTAGCATCTACATCCTCGTTGGATATTACTACTACTCTTATTACTTTGTTTTCGTTATCAAGTTCTGCAAAATGAGCCATCTTCTAACTCCTTATGCATCATTTAAAATTTCACCAGATACTGTGTATTCTAAATCATTATTAGCACTACCTTGTATCTTTAATATATCTGTTTCATCTAAATATAACTGAGAGTTTTTATCTATAACCACTAATGTTGAATCTGCTGGTACTGCAACTGTCGATGCAATAGCTCGAGAGGTGCTGCCATTATCAGTTGATATTGAAATAGTTACGGTAGCTGAATTAGTACCGTCTATATTTGCAATTATTATTGTGTTTATTTTACGACATGTTTCTGCTGTCACATCAATAATATCTTGATTAGAAGTTGTAACTGCACCATTTACTATGAATGGAGTTACCGTAGTTACATTTACTAAATTTGGTGTTGCCATTTTATTCTCCTATATTATCCAAAGACTAAAGCCATAGCAATAGCTTTACCTGTTGTAGCTTTTGTATCAAGCTGTGTTTGTATGTTGGAAGTTACTCCATCAACATGATTTAATTCTGCTGCTGTGGCTGTTACATCTGTTCCACCTATATCAAGTGTAGTCATTGAAACTTCACCAGCTATAAGTGTTCCAGCAGCATAACCAGTTGCTGAAGTATTA